TGAAGACAGAATTCATTCCCCGTGATGAAGTGGTGCATCTTTCGAGAAAAAGTAAGTTGAGATTGAGTGCGATCAGCACTTTCCTACCTTGGACTCCAAAGAAGCACCTTCCCATTATGGATTCTTCTGATCCTCGTTGCGATGGACAAGACCCTGTTGTGAATATGCTAAACGACACCCTTGACGTGACCCAACCCGACAGTGACAAACGAACCTTGAAAATTGTACTAGATGATATGAAACACTTCTATCGCTTCAAACTTTTATGGCCTATTGGAAAAAGGTTATTGACTATGGAAGAAGCGATTGGAGGTATTCCCGGATTACTGTCTTCAATGAAATTGAATTCGAGCTCTGGTTATCCTCTAGTTAGATTTTCAAGGAAACGTGGAAAGCGTGATTGGTTTTACTTCGATGAAAGCGGAAAATTGATTATACATGAAGTTTTCCGGCACATGGTTTTAGAGTTTTATTCAAAACTTTTTGACAAGGATGTGACTCCAAAAGATATCGAAGGACGTTTTTTGACTTTTCTTAAGGACGAGTTGACAACTCAAAAGAAAATTGATGAAAAACGATGTAGATTGATTTTTGGAGGAGATCTCATTGCAAACACTGCTTTCCGAATGCTGTTTGGTAGTTTCATTATTGCCTTTCAGACTTCAAACCGACACACCCCAAGCGCGATTGGACTCAACCAATACTCTTACGATATGGATTTGATTTACCAATATTTGTCTGAGGTTGGCGAAAACTTCATTGCAGGAGATTTCAAAAACTTTGACAAAAAGATGGTGAAACAATTTCAGCTCGCTGGATATGAGTTGATTTCGACATTGTGTGATTTTATCCCCAAGCACGTTCTTGATAAATTCATTTATCACCAAACGGAATCGCCCCTTCAAATATTTAACAAGAAATTGTACTTGCGCTCGAGCCATTTTTCCGGATGTTTCTTCACCACGATTTTAAATGTAATTGTGCATGAAGCTTATATCCGTTATGTGTTCCGAAAATTATGCCCTAGATGGGTATTTGAGGAGCACATGCGCTTAAAAATATTAGGAGACGATCATATATACTCTGTTTCTGACTTGCTTAAGGATGAAATAACACCAGTGACTATCGCCGAACAACTGCACCAAATTGGACAAACCTACACCTCTGATGACAAAGAAAGGACCTTGACCCATGATCACCGTTCATTTTGTGATGTGACTTTCTTGGGTGCCCACCCTATTGACCATGAAGGGAAATATGTGGGAGCGCTTAAGAAGGATACGTTACATGAAAGTCTTTTGTGGACCCGAAACAATGACTCAACGATTATTCAGGAATGCCGAACTGCTATGGAAATGATGTCTGTTTGGGGGCGAGAGGATTATGAGCAATATTATCAAATTGTAAATTATGCTTTGAGTTGTGCTGGATATGATCCTATCGATTTGCCATCCCAAACTACAATGATTGACATCGTTGCAAATAGAACAGCGGCTTCCGAATGTTCGTTTCCCTATGTTTTGGTTGCGCAAGGACAAGATATGAAAGATGATTTTGGATTGACGAAATTGAACCAACGACACATGCTGGAGGGAACTGTTTTGAATGTTTCGAATGCCAAAACTGATTTAGCCGTCCGTGCGATCGCCGAGACTCCAATGAATTTGGATTTTTCAACAGATTCAAATGTTTGGAGAGATGATTTCACTTGGACTACATCACAACCCAGTGGGGCAGCAATTTATTCAATTGATGTTCCATTTGGTTTGCTGGCTCGAGGAGAACAAGATAACATTCAGAACATGCCCTTCCAACGGTACACCTATTGGACCGGAGATGTTGAAGTATCTTTACAGATAAACGGACAACCTTTTCAACAAGGTTTATTGGCTATGTATTATATGCCTCTATGCTCTTATGAGAGTGAATTGGCTAATATAACGACAACGAACCATGTCCTTTTAACACCCGGTGAAAGTTCAACTGCATCCATACACATTCCCTTCATTTATCCTCGTTCTGTCATGAACACTTATG